GAGTGGAGACGCGAGTTCTTTTCAGATGCCATTGAAAAGTTAGAAAAACTAGCAGGTCACCACCCAACTCCTAAGCGTGCTTCTTAAGTGTAATTTCTGAGCGGAAGTTTCTATTTGACTTAATGTTATCAAGATAAAATTGGTCTTTGTCTGTTGATGATATGAATTTATTTATCGTATCCCTATCCATCATTGTATAGCAGATCCTATCACTGTTTTTAAGATCAATTTCAAGAGCATGATCGTTTAAGACAATATAGAAATTAATTAGTTCAGAATTAATATTTACAATTTTACTCACGTGAAATACTCCTCCCGAAATGTTTTTAAAGGATCGTGTCGGGTCACGATAGGTAAGTTTATGAAATTAGAAAATATAGTAATTATTGAAAACAGACTTTTCCAATACTCAACTCAAATTTACTTTGAAAATTTTCCATTTGATGGTGATGAGTTTTATGTGCCAGTTGGTGATTACACTAAGCCAATTGGTTTCCTAAAGTTTAAGCAAATTGCTAAGCCAGGCTGCTTTGAATTATCCGAATTAGTGTCCCTAGATTATCCCAGCCCAAATCCACAATTTTCGTTGTCAGGTGTTTTATACTCTCGCCAGAAAGCGATCGAAGCCCATCAATCAATTTGCGCTTATCAGCAGGCGGTAAATCGGTTGCCATGATTTTTGATTCTAATATAGTTTTAAATTGGTCTGCTTCGAATTTTATTGTCACCACTCCAAATATTGCAGATAAACCTCCATCATTAGCCATGAAATCTGCACCCTTTTGGGTTAAGCGAGTATACCCAAGTGTGAATGTTGAGTTTTGTATTGCTCCAAAGCCAAGCTGAAGAAATATACTTTTAGGCTCTAATAATTCATGGGATTGTAGATAATATAAATTTGCAAATACCTTCTTCCTAGATTCGTCTTCAAGTTGGTACACTTCATGTGAAAAATCATAAGCTAAAGGGTAGGTTGAAGCCATTTTTTCCATCAACTCCAATTGCAAAACTCTATCAAGCAACATGAATTTCTCCAAACATATGTTATTCTCAATTTATCAATTATCTTGTGATATTGGTGGGCGCAAAGGCTAATGCTGCCAACATTAGTCAATCCAAGACCTTCCTAACCTTGGATGGAAAGACCGACTTATCATCGGTCTTTTTTTATTATTTAATTTTCTGTCCTAGCTTTCCTTCTTTTACCAACTGCACGACCTGCTCATTAGTAAGCACAGGAATAAAGACTTTGTCGCCAATATCTTTAGAAAGAATCTTTACTTCTTCGGCTGTTAGCACCAAAGCTTCACCATGTTTCGCAGCATCATTGATGCGAGCAATAATCTGATTGATTGGTAGTTTTGCGTTATCCAATTCCATTCTCCTTTTTTAACCTGCACGCCAAAATTGGCGACCCATAACTTTAAAATTCAATCCATTTTGCTCCGTGACTTCACGATCTCTGTATTTAGGATTTAGGCTGTGCAGAATCAGTTTCCCGCCTTCTTCCTTGAAAATCTGCTTAATCATGCCTTCACCCTCAAAGTAAACAGCATAAATTTGACCATCGATAATGTCGGTTTGGGATATATCAATGCCAACCAAATCCCCATCATCAATCTTGTCCGCCATGCTGTCGCCTTTAGCCTTGATGATGCGCATGCAATCAGGATGAACATTTTTTTGTTTAAAAAAACTAGGTGGGAATGGCTGTTTTCCATTGATCACATCAAAGTGAAACTCTATAGACTCTCCTGTGCCACAAGAAAAACTTGCCTCTACCACATCAATCCAGATAAATCCATCATCCCCACCATACTCAACTACTGACGGGCTTTGAATATCATTCACATCAAATGATGATTCATCTTTCTTGGATAGACCGTGCTTATCCATAAATTCTTGCATGTTGAAGTTGGTTAAATTTTGTTTTTTCTTCCCGTTTAGAAGCCATCCGGCATCAACTTCTAAAAGTTCGGCCAACTTATCCAAAGTCTCTTTGCCAATCTGTCCTTTTTTCCATTTAGAAGGCGCTTGAGGAGTCAGGCCAATCATTGTGGCAGCTTTAGACCATGATAATTTCTTTGCTTTCAGTGCTTCCTGAATGCGCTCAACCATTGTGCTCATAACTTTCATCGCGTGAAACCTTTGGTTAAATTTTCGTATAAAAAATATAAAATTGTAAGCAACCATAGGTTGAAAATAATTTTAACTCATGGTTTAATAAAAATATTAATTAGGTTTAAATAAGGTTTAAGATATGAATCCTATTCAACAAGCCATTGATGCTGTTGGTGGGCGAACCAATGCAGCGTCATTACTTGGGATATCCTACGTTGCTGTAAGAAAGATGGCAGAGAAAGGTGTATTGCCACGTACTGATTACACAGGTGAAACCAACTACGCACAGATTCTTGCTGAGCACAGTAACGGGAAAGTGACTCAAGAATGGCTACTCGATAAAGCAAATCCAAAACATTTAGCGGCATAAGGAAAGTTTTATGAGCCTTGAAAAAAAATCTACGCATGTGCGTTTATCTCCCGAAATCCATGAACGAGCTAAAACACTCGCTTCTGTAAAAGAAAAAGACCTTGCCAGCTATTTGGCTTTCTTGCTTGAGAAAGAAATCGTAGGTGAGTGGCATGTCTTTAATTTACAAGCAAAAGCTTTTCAGCGCTTGGGATTAGGCGCTTTAGTACGGGATATCTCTACTGAAATCAGCTTCGATGAGGAACCAGAAGGGATTAACGGGGATTTAGATAAATAAAAAAGCCTGATTTCGTGGATCAGGCTCAATGTTCAATCGGAGAAGGACCAAATGAACTATCAAATATTAGCAGACATTGAACTAAATCGGAAGATTAGTTTATTTCAAAAAGCGGTTGAGGCTTATGCAATAGAACGCAGTTTAAAAAACTCGGTTGCTGTAGCTGAGGCTAAAAGTAACTTGGAGCGTCATTACTATGAATCCTACAGCTTTGCGGTTCATAAGGGAGTATGAGCATGAAGTTTATGAAGGTGCGAAATATGCACGCCAGTATGGTGATCTTCAAAGGCTTTACGATGCTTCAAGTGATGAATTCTTCATTGAAGAAATCAACGATGCTTATGAAGAGTTTAAGAGGAGCTTGGTATGACTAGTTTTATTTCTAATGCATTCCAGATTCCTAATGACCTAATAGATAACGGACATATGGCTAAGATGAAGGGTGCAGCTTTGCCTTGTTATCTTCTCATTGTTCGTAAAACGCGTGGCTGGAATAAACAAGCAGATAGCATCAGCCTATCTCAGTTTGTAAAAGCAACTGGATACAACAAGGATACTGTACAAAAAGGCCTATTAATTTTGGAAGAGATGGGTGTAATTATCCGCCTTGAAACTGACAAACAAATTAATGAATGGTCTCTAACTGACCAGATAATTACCACTGAAAACCATACTAAAAATTCGCCTAGCGAAAATTTAGCTATGCTAAAAAATAGTACGGAACCATACGAAAATTTAGTATCAAACCATACTAAAAATTCGCCACACAATAACAATAATAAAAACAAAGAAAAACAAGGGGTGGGTTACTCAGAAAACTTTGAGAAGTTCTGGTCTGCATATCCAACTTGTAAACGTAAATCAGACAAGTCTGGCACTTATAAAACTTTCACAAAGCATGAAGGAAGTTTTGCGATTGAAACACTTCTTTCAATTCTTGAAAAACAAAAATCTGATGTCTCTTGGACAAAGCAGGATGGTGAGTTCATTCCATCACCTAGCACTTGGTTAAACCAAAAACAATGGGAAAACGAGTATTGGTTTCAGGTCAACAGCTCTGTGGTAGCTCCTGATTTCTCTAATGCCCAATTGCAATATGGAGACTGGTAATGAGTACAAACATTCAAAATATGACAATTGAGCAGAGTGTGCTAGTCGCATTGATGACAGTGAGCCATTCCCTAGAGGTTGTCGCAAATGATCTTACCGAAGAACATTTTTACGCTGGTCGTCACAAGATTATTTACAAGGCAATTGTTGAGCTTGCTAATGCTGATAAGCCATATGACTCAGTATTTGTCTGCAAGCATCTACAAGAGCGAAATCTTCTCAATGACATTGGTGGAGAAGAGTATTTAATTGAACTTAACAGTGCAGTTGGTAGCGTACACCACCTGGAATATTTTGTTGCTGAGTTGAATAAACTTAAGCAGCATCGTGAAGTTGAAAATATTGGTCTCTCGATTGCAGAGTGCGCTAAAGATTTGACCATTACTGATGTTTACTTAGCTGCTGAGAATTTATTTAGTTCGTCTAGTAATTCAATTGAGCAAAAGCAAACAGGCTTTGATTTTAACCAAGCTTTAGAAAAGACACTTGAGCGATTTGAGAAAAAGATTGCCCAGAAGGAACAAAAGGGCTTCATAGGTGTCCAGTTCAATATTCCTCATCTTGATAACCTTCTTGGCACAATCGAGAAAGGACATTTTTGCGTAATTGGTGGTCGTCCGGGTAGTGGCAAGTCAACACTCGCGCAGATGTGTGCAATGCAAACTGCTAAGCGCTACAACATTCCTGTTTTATTTATCTCTGCTGAGATGGATACGCCAACCCTAACCAACCGCATGATCTCAGCATTAGGGCATATCCCATATAACAATCTGCACAATGGGGAAATTTATGACGGGATGTTTGAAAAGCTTACTGCCACGATAGCTCAGTTCCGCAACCTTCCAATTTTTATTGAAGAGAAGCAGAAGCCAACAATTTCTGAAATCCAAAGCTATGCGCGTAAAGCAAAACGCAAATACAAGGCTCTAGGCTGCATCATTGTGGACTACTTGGGCTTAATTCGTGACCCATCTAAAAAAGACCGTGTTCAGGAAGTTGCATCAATTAGCCGTGATTTAAAAGCCATGGCTAAAGAGTTTGATTGTCCAGTAATTGCATTGGCTCAACTTAACCGTGGAGCAGAAGGACACAAGCCAGTAGCAAGTGATCTTAAGGATTCTGGACAGATTGAACAGGATGCAGACCAAATCATCATGGTTCATCCAATCCTCGAAAAAGAGACTAATGCGCCAACTGGTGTAACCGAGTTAATTATTGCCAAAAACCGTCATGGCAAGCGTGGATCTGTGAATGTTCAAGACCGTTTAGATATTTGCCGTTTCGTTGGGATGTCATTCCCAGTGGAAGAGAGAGGTGCGGCGTGAATCCAAAACAAAGAGTAATCGCGTTCCAAAACATTTTTGACATTTTGTTGTTCGCAACGCATGCGACTGAGCCTTTCACAATGAAGGATTTACGTGACTATGTGTTAGATGCACCTAACAACACTATTCAATGCTATGTCCAAGAGCTAATCAAAAGTGGGTACCTAGAAAAAGATTCATATGCAACCTACAAGGCTACGCAATACGCAAAAGACATCCTGAATGTTAAAGGGGAGCTGAAAGCATGAACGAATTTGTAGATTACACCTCAATGATGAAGCTGCGCAGAGCGTACAACCTCGGTACTCGTAATGAAGAAACAAGAGCAGCAGCGAACCTATACGAGAAATTAAGAAAGCTGAAAATGCTAGACCAGCTTAAGCAGGAAGCCATTACTAAACGTTACAAGGAGGCGGTATGAAACCAGAACAGTTTATTCGTGAGTTTGGGCCTAACACTTTCAGAATATCAATGTCATTTGTCAACACTGCTAAGTATTTGGTGGTTCATGAAGGTGAAATTGATTTTACAGATGAAATCAAGCCTCACCATGGCGAACGTGTATTTGAGCGTGATGTGGTCAATCGCCTCATAGAGTCTTTGGATTTGGTCAAGAAGCTTGGTGGCTTACAAGGTGCAAAAGCATATGTTCCAGATGGTTACAAATCAGATCGTTTGAAGCAAGCAATCAAAGACCACGAATCAATATACGGAGGCGGGGATGAGTAATAAAAAAGACACTCCAGATGGCGCTACACACTTCTTTACTTCGTTGGGTGGTCAAACAAGATTCTT